CTGGTAAGCAGTTAGCGTTCCACATTAGGTTCAAAACTAATGATGCAACACAGTCTGATATTGTTGCTGGTTTGCAACTTACAGATACATCACCATTAGATGTGACAGATGGGATCTTCTTTTTAAAATCAGATGGAGCTGCAACAATCAGCTTTATCGTTGAAAAAGATAGCACTCAATCTACACTGACTTTGCCTAATTCTCTGGCAGACGATACTTTTATGACACTTGGTTTTGTTTATGATCCTAAAGATCAAAAGTTTCACGTTTTCCAAAACAATGTTCTAGCTGGCACTGTAGTAAGCACTAACTCTCCAGACAACGAAGAGTTGACTGTATCGTTTGGTATTCAAAATGGTGCTGCTGCTGCAAAAACTTTGACTGTCGATTACATTGGCGCAAGCAAAGAACGTACAGCAAATACTGAACTGTAAGGAGTAAAACATGGCTGATACAGTAACCAGTCAAACCATTCAAGATGGAGAAAAACTCGCAATCTTGAAATTTACCAATGAAAGCGATGGCTCAGGCGAAGCCTCTGTTAAAAAGGTTGACGTATCAGCGTTAGCTAGTAACAGTGCGGGTTCTGCTTGTACTTCGGTTTCAATTTCAAGAATATATTGGGCATGTCGTGGAATGGGCGTAGATATTGAATTTGACGCTTCCACTAATGTTTTGGCAATACCTTTACCAGCTGATAGCACAGGTGATGAATATTATGATTTATTCACAGGTATTCCTAACAATGCGGGATCTGGTGTAACCGGGGATATTGACTTTACAACAGTAGGTCATAGCAACGGAGACGCTTACTCCATAATTTTGGTTTTGACTAAAAACTACTAAATGGCGACTACCAAAGACGTCAAAAGAACTCCCAGCGGTAGGCTTACCTATCGCGGGGAGACTTTTTCTGGTTATAACCAACAGAAAAGGACGCCTGGTAAGAGTAAGAAGTTTGCAGTATTAGCTAAAAAAGGCGATCAAGTAAAAATAGTACGCTATGGTGATCCAAATTTAAGCATAAAAAAAGATCAACCAAAACGTAGAAAAAGTTTTAGAGCAAGACACAACTGCGATGCAGTACAAAAGAAAAAAGATGTATTTGCAGCTTCGTATTGGTCTTGCAAAAATTGGTAAATAATTATGGCAACTCCAAAAAATGTAGCAAACCCATCCTTGTATGCAAAAGCCAAAGCAAAAGCTAAAGCTAAGTTTGACGTATATCCGTCTGCTTACGCCAATGCTTACATGGTTAAAGAATATAAAAAAATGGGTGGCAAATATAAAGGTGCTAAAAAAGCAGAAGGTGGTGAAATGAAAAGTTTGAAGCCGATACCAGCAAAAAACAAAGGCCTAGCAAAATTACCTAAAAAGGTAAGAAACAAAATGGGTTTTATGCGTAATGGCGGAGAGGTAATGATGGTTCAGGGCAGAGGTTGTGGAGCTATGATGAATAGCAAACGCAAAAAAACCAGAGTCCCTAGAAGTTAATGAGTCTGAAAGATTGGTTTGGCAAAGGCCCAAAGGGCGATTGGGTTGACATAGGTGCACCAAAAAAAGATGGCAAGTTTCAACCTTGTGGTCGTAAAAGCACCAAGAAATCTAAAAGAAAATATCCTAAATGCGTGCCTCGATCACAAGCCAATAAAATGACGAAAGGAGAAAGGCGGTCAGCTGTAACAAGAAAGAGAGCGAAACCTCAAGGTGTAGGCGGTAAGCCGACTAATGTAAAGACATTTGCATCTAGGGGTGGTAGGATTACAACAAAACCTAATATGGGTTTATACGGAAGGAGATAACTATGAAAGGAACCAAATACAGAGCCAGAGGTGGCGGTATGAAAGGAACTAAGTATAAGGCTCGTGGTGGTGGTATGAAATCCACCAAATACATGGCTAAAGGCGGAGCTGCGGCACAAGCTGAAAGATCTGCTACTGGTTTCGGCAACATGCCAAAATCTGTTATGTCTGCTTTGACTGGGCAAGGAACTAGAAAAGCTGGTTCTACACCTATGTTAAAGGGCACCAAAGGCATGGCTAAGGGCGGAGCTATGAAAGGCACTAAAGGCATGGCCAAAGGTGGCGGTATGAAAGGTACAAAGTACAGAGCGAAAGGCGGAGGCTTGTACGGAAAATAACTAATTACATAGGAGTTAAATTAAGTGGCGTATTTAATTTCAAACATTCCCCAGTTTAAATGCTGGGTTCGTAAGGAGTTTACAGCTAACCATCAAGACTACCATGGAGAGTATCTTCATGCGTTGGCGTTTGCTGTAAACACAATTCCAGATAGATCTGTTTCATTTCAGGTGGTATTTACTGGTGAAACAGACTTCGAAGATTATCCAGATGAAAACGTGCATGGCGGAGCTATGTGGGCAAGGATGCCTATACAAGCTCTCGTAGCAGACATACCATTAGATAGATGGCCTACACCCATGGAAGATCATTTAGCTCAACCTTGGGACTGTCTAAGTCACAATCATTCAGTAGTGGTTTTAGACCGAGTTAGCAGTTCCCCTTGGATATGCAAAATAGGCGGAGAGTTCTATACTGGCAAGTATATGTTTACTGTAGATTACACAGAAAATAGTATTGCTGATGATCCGGCTCAACATAAGCAATCACATGTGTTATATTTAACTGACGCTGGAGAGTACACTGGCAATTTTGTAGCTTTACCTAACAATAGAGTAAGAGCAACAAACCCAGCTTTATGGCGATTAGGAGAAGGTGCCCCGGACTTTTCTCCAAGCCAATGGGTACACTCAGCAGAAGGACATGAAAGTTATATGGATCCGAATATAACCTTCAATAACTTGTATAGCGATGGAGTAGAAGAAGATTAATGGCAACATCAGGCAGTAAAGATTTTGAATTAGACGTAGCCGACTATGTAGAAGAGGCTTTTGAGCGTTGTGGATTAGAGTTAAGAACTGGTTATGATTTAAAGTCAGCCAATAGAAGTCTCAACCTAATGTTAGCTGAGTGGGCAAACAGAGGTCTAAATCAATGGACTATAACTGAAAAGACAGTAGCCATGGTTAAAGATACCAAAACCTACAATGTCGATAGTACAAATGCTACGGCACCAATAGACGTTTTGGATGTATTTATCAGAGAAACAGTAAACTCTGAAACCACAGATATACCCATGTCAAGATTGAGTAGAGCGGAGTATGCGCACATAACTACCAAGTCTACGACAGGAAAACCAAATCAATTTTTTATAAACAAACAACTTACACCGACAATATCAGTTTGGCCAGCGCCAGATAAAAATAGCACCTATACAGTACACATGAACGTACTTACGAGGATGGACGATGCAGATGCGGGCGCAAATACACTAGATCTGCCGTTCCGATTTTACCCTTGTTTGGCAGCTGGCCTCGCTTATTACATATCAATAAAGAGAGCTCCAGAAAGAACTAGCATGCTTAAAGCTATGTACGAGGATGAGTTTCAAAGAGCATTATCTCAAGATGAGGATAGAGCATCATTTAGGGTAGCACCAAGTTTAAGGAGTTATAACAACGCATAATGGCTTTTGCATCTGGTAAATATTCCTACGGAATCTGCGACATAACAGGCTTTAGATATAAGCTGAAAGACATGCGTAAGACCTGGGATGGTTTATTGGTTGGTCCAGATCAATGGGACGCTAAACATCCACAGCTTATGCCAAAACCAGCTCCCCAGGATCCTCAAGCGGTAAAAGATGCAAGACCAGACACAGACGACGATAACTCTGCTTTTTTGGTTTATACTAACGTGGGTGAC